AGTAGATTTGGTATGTCATACTCACAATCTATACTATTTTTGTTTGGTGAAATAGATAAGCTTGAACAGGAAGCGTTGAAGGATAGAAGGAACTATGTTTTAGCTATAGCTAAACTTGAAGAACATGGAATTAAGTTTTAGGTGATAAGAATGGATAAACCAAGGTTAGAAGCAATAGACTGTTTTTGTCAAGAAATTAATGATAATGAACATTTTATAGAATATTATAATACAATATCTACTGATGACCCATATGAAAATAAAAATGTTTTTAGACAAGACCAATTAAAAGCTCGTCTTGAGTGGTTGATTGGTACTACCACACCTACTTTATATGATGCTGGAAACACACCAGGCGAAGTAGATGATGAACATAAATTTATATCAATAAAACAAATTAAAGAATCATTCAGTGAGATTCTAAACGGTGATAAGAATGGATGAGGAATATTTTAACAAGGATTCATTAAAGTATTTCACAATGTATTACTTTCTTATTAAGGATACATCTATTAATATAGATAATTTAATAACTAAGTTTGATGAATATAGTAATAATAAAGGATTAGATATTATTCTAAGTAATAAACAGAAGGAGGCATTATACTATTATTACATACAAAAGAAGTCTAGCGTTGAATTTGAGTTAATCAATACGAAGAATCATAATGTTATTGAACAGAATTTGTTTAAGGCAGACTTGGAAATTAAGTTCCTGAAGGAAAGTGTCGCACACTGGAAGGAAGTAGTGTCTAAGTTGGAAAGATTAGAGGAGATTGAATGAGAGAAATAAAATTTAGAGCATGGGATAAACAAATTAAAGAAATGTTAAGTGTTGATAAAATTGAATGGGATAGAAAATTAGTTTATATTAGAAGCTCAACAAGAGATCATATGGAAACTCCACGAAGAATATCTGAAGATATATGTTGCTTAATGCAATACACCGGTCTTAATGATAAGAACGGAAAGGAAATCTACGAAGGAGATATAGTAGAGTATTTTAAGAGGCGTTATTTTATTAAATTTCATTTAGCTAATTTTATGTTATCAAAGAAAGAATCTAATTTTTTAGGATTAAATAGTGCCATATATTCTCAAGACGGAGTATTAACAGTAATAGGTAACATACATAAAAACCCTAAATTATTAAAGGAGTGAGGATTATGGATGTTATAGAACATGATATTAAATGTATTAAGTGTGGAAAGGTAATGAGGACATTCTTGCCATTGGAAGAATATATTTGCGATGAATGTAATAAGGAATAGTAACCTTTATATAGTACTATATATATTATATATAGGAAGAAATTCCTTATAAATTATAGGTGATAAATTATGGCAGGGCCAGAAAAAGAGTTCCGTAGTGGAGCAATTAAAGCAACAGTGTGGAAGAACGAAGTTGAATTTAAAGGCGTTAAGACAGATGTATTTAAAATAACACTTACTAAATCATACAAAGATAAAAATGGTGAATGGAAAGATACTAACCAATACACTATGAATGATGCACTTAAAGCGGCAGAATTACTTAGAACTGTGGCTAATCAGTATAACATTGAAGAGGTTAAGAGGGATTAATTTCCTTCATTTTATAGCAGGGTAGTATAATAGTATTACGCAGTTTGATCAACTGAGATGCGAGTTCAATTCTCGTTCCAGCTATTATAGAAAGACTTATAAAGATTGAATCCCTCTTTATAAATATATGCAGACTGACAAAGAAGTGACAATATGGGAAAAGTAGGAAGACCACCAGTAAAAACATCATTTAAGAAAGGTGATGCACGTAGCAGAGCTGCTGCTAGTAAAGGTGGGAAGACAAAGAAAATACAAACTAAAATACTTAAGGAACTTAAAGATATTGCTAAACTTGATTCTAATAATTACATGGAAAAGATAGATGTAATTAATCCGTCAACAGGTGACAGGAAACAAACCTACTCAATCCTATTAGCTGGAGAGAAAGGGTTTGACTATTTATTATCTCGTAGATTTACTGAGATAGAAGAATCAATACAACAAGCGATGGCTAAGACTAATAATCCTAAGGAACACATGGAATTGATGAAGCAAGGATTCAATACACTGAAACAATTAAGAGAAACATTGTACGGAACTAATACTAATATTAAAGCTGACGTTAAGACAGAAGATGTATCAAAAGACTTATGGGACAAATTAGGGCAGAAGTGGAAGAAATGAAAGAGGCAATGCCTGACTTAGACTTAGTTGTTAAGTCTTACTTCGGAATTGATCTCTTCCCTTACCAGAAAGAAATAATAGAATCTATTTTTAGTGATGACCGTAAGGTTACAATTAGAGCAACAACACGTGCTGGTAAATCATATTCAGTTGCACTAGCTGCACTGTTATTTGCGTTATGTTACCCAGGTAAGAAGGTTGGGATAATAGCGCCAACACAGCATAAGACTAAAATTATAATGGGATACATTGGTGAGTTCTTATCAGTTGCTCCAGACTTAGTTGGTATGCTTGACATGAGTATGTCTAGTAATGACATCGCAAGACTAAAGAAAGAAACATCTAAGCAGCGTCTAACATTTGTCAATGGAAGTTCAATAGAGGTTTTAACTGCTGACTTGCCAAGTGGTGGTCAGGGATTAATGGGACGTGCTTATCATTTAACTATAGTAGATGAGAGCGCTGAAATTAGTGCTGAAGCTTATTCAAAGATATACCGAATGCTGGTTGAGTCTAAAGATGCTAAATTGGTTGAGATATACAACCCATGGTATTTAAATCATACTTACGAACACTTCAATGACGAGTCATGGAAGAAGATACACATTGACTGGAGACGTTGCGTTAAGGAAGGACGATTACACGAGAACGATATAATGGATCAGAAGAGGAACTTAACTGAGTTAGAGTTTAGTGTATTGTATGATGCTAACTTCCCGAAGGATATAGAGAACAGTATATTCTCACAACAGGGCCATATAGAAAATGCTATACGGAAGAAAGAGTTTAAGTTATACGACAGAATATTAATAGGTGTAGATGTTGCACGAGGCGGTAAGGACTACACGGTAATTACCATAGTTGGTGAATACAAGGGCGACTTCAGTTATATAGAATACAAGAAGATGGACACCAACGACATAATGAAAGTGGTAGGAATGACAACATTATATGCTGATAAATACAAAGCTTACGAAGTGAAGATAAGTGTTGATACTGTTGGACTAGGCGCTGGAGTTCATGACAGACTCAAAGAAATGTCATACAATTCAACTGCATTCTCTGCAGGGTCACGTGCAAGGAATAAGTCACGATTCTATAATATAAAGGCAGAGACTATATTTGAGTTGGCTGATATTATGAAGGAGGGTAAGTTTTACAATTTACCATATCCAAGCGAGTACGCACTACAGTTAAAGAAATGGATATTTGAAGTGAGGTCAGACAGACAGCTTAGAGTAATTGACCCAGAAGATAAGAGTCCTGATTTCGCGGATAGTTTAGCAATTACATTTAATAGACCACAACAAGTATTAGTGGGATCAATAGATTTATAGATAAGTTTATAAAGTCACAGAACTTGTATACTATATAACTTATCTCTTGGAGGAATAAATATGGCATTTTTTGATTTTTTTAGTAACATATTCGTACAGAAAAGCGCACCAGTACAAAAATCTGATTTTATGAGTAAACAAATAGGTAAATACACACAAGTAATTGATTCGATACCTACTTATAACCCTAATGATATTACTGCATTTGAATTAGATAGGAATAAATGTTACATAATGGCTGAGGCAAACGACACATTAAAAAATGTTTTATACGTTGTCAATAGGGAAACTTTCAAGGAAGGATATGATATACAACCTAAATACAGGTTCAAATGTTTAGATTGTGGTGCTGAATATGATAGAGAAGTTGAAATTTGTGAGAACGATAAATGTAAGTCAAGTAATTTAATAGAGCCTGACGAAGAAGAGAAGAAAAGATTAGAGACAACACTTGATATTATTAACAGGAACGACGAGAGTGTTATTAAGTTATTCAAACAAATAGAAAAAGACCTTAATATAGTTGATGAGGCTTACATTTTAAATACAGGTGAAGATGAATACTATAGATTACATCCACTGTCAATCAAGCCGATTATATCTGAGCAAGGATTATTAGGTCACGATGAAGGCGGACGAATGTTAGTATTCCAAACATATGATAGAACTCAAGTATTTCCATTAGATGAAGAACAAGAGATACCTGAAGGACACGTTAGTGCAGATTACTTATCTAACGATGGTAAATATTATAACAGAAGGGAACTAATCAGGATACATAAATTTGATGATGGATTACATGAGTCTTATCCTCCAGTAATGACTCTATGGGATAAATTATATATGTTGAATAAAATGGATGAATATTTAGCATTATGGTATGCAGGTAAGAGACCAGCAAAGGGTATTATGGTATTCAATACAGACGATCCAATCTCAATGCAAAAACAATTAGCTGATCAGGCTCTTAACCAAAAGAAGAACCCACATTCATTAATGACTATATACACAGATTTAAAAGATGCTAAGAAATTAGTAGAGTATTTACCACTTACACCAACACCGAGTGAGTTAGATTCTGAAGCTACAAGAGATAACATACGTAGATATATTGCAGGATTTTATGGTATACTTCCACTATATATGGGAGACGTTTCTAATACTGGTGGCTTAAATAACGAGACATTACAATTAACTGTAACACGTGACACAATTTTATCTAACGTTCGTAGGTACGATAAGATCCTTGAGTTGATAGCTAAGAGATTAGAAATTAACGATTGGGTTGTAACTATTAAATTACCAGACGAAATTAAAATGACAAGATCCTTAGAACTTGAGAACCAGAAGATAGACGTTGCTATTAAGAAGCAAAATTTAGGTTACGAGATGGAATACGACGAGGATACTGATGATTGGGAACTTGGGGAAAAGCGAGAAGCTCCTACAGAAGAATCAGGAGTCCCGTTCAAGTTTGACGAACAGTTTTAGGTGTGATTAAATGGCTAGGGTATATGTAAAAGACCCCAGCAAAGCACCCGCTGGAGCAAAACTTACACAAGGTAAACGTGGTGGATTTTATTATGAGTCTGGGCCTAAACAGCCTAAGGCTACATCTTCTTATTCTGAACAAGTAAGCCACTTTACTAAAGAAGTACCTATTAATTCTGAAGTTGAATATAACTACGATTACTTCGGTGATCATGTTATACGTACTAAGGGTGAGAGTGACAGAGTTGAGTCCCTTATAACACCTGAGCATTTCAGTAAGGATCATGTAAGTATCCATAACCACACAGATAATACTCCTCCGTCCCCGCAAGATATAATGGCATTTTTATATATGAAGCAGAGCGCTAGCATTATTACTAATCCTGATGGAACTGTATATGTAATGACTAAGGACGAGAACACTACTGATTTAGATTTAGGCATAGTACCTAAGGACAAAGAAGAGTTAAGGGATTTAGTTGGATATGTATCTGAAAGGTCAGAGGAAGAAATGAGAGACTTCGTTGTTAATGTATCTGATCAGACAGTGCCATTTAGTGTACAGGTATTACCATATTTCCAGAAGAAGTATAATTTCAAAGTAGATGTAATTAATAAGACTGCTAAGAAGTATATCAAGAAGGCGGGGATTACTAACCAGATAGACAGTATAATAGGTGTGCGTAAAGACCCTAAAAAAGTTATACTATTATTAAACTCATTTTTCAAGACCACACTTAAGGCATTTATATCTACTAAGTTATTTGAGGTATTCACTAAATCAAAGCGTAGTATAATACCAAGCGCTAAAATAACCCGTAATGACGACAATATAGTAGAAAGTGTTTTAAATAGTAAAGTACTATCTAATACATATTCATACTTGTCAAAAAGGACAAGCAAGAAGATAAATGACATTATAGCTCAGGGCGTTAAACAAGGCATCGGACAACAGAAGATCCGTGCCGCAGTTAGCAATGAGATCAAGACATTCACTAACAATAGAGTAGAAACTATAGTTAGAACCGAAAGTAACAATATAATGAACCTTGCAAGAGAGAAAGCATATTCCGAGATAGATCCAGAACAAAAGAGAAAGTATATAATGCGAGGCCCTACAGATTCACGTAATGCAGAATCAAGCAGGGTAATAAAGAGAGAACAAGGACGAGGATTACCAATGAAAGACTTAAAGAAATTAGTAAAGAGAGTGGCAATGAAATACCATCCGACTACTTACGATCCAAGCCGTCCCTTTTCCTATCATATTAATCAAAGACATAGTTTAGGTGTAGCAATATGAGTGGATTCGCAGAGTATGAAAAATCAGGTTACGATCCAGTTAAGTGGAACGATGCCATTGAGAAGAGATATCCTAATGGAGGGGTGTGTGATTATTGTGGGAAGAATGCTGAGTTTTTGCACGTTTATGAAGAGAGTGTTTGTCGTAATTGTATTGAAGATATTAATAAGCATTGTAATACTTCTTTTCCTATTACCAGTATTGAGTCTGGTTTTTGTGACTTTTGTGGCCACTATTCTTCTATACCCGAGATGCAAGGACAAGTAAGAATAGATATATGTACTGAGTGTATGGCACGTATAGGTAAACAAACAAGAACAAACAACCACAAAAAAATGAAGCTTTAGACGAAAGCTTTATAAACTACTTTTCACTTCTATTTTTATATACCTTCGGAGAGGTTGATATGAAACTAATAAAAGAGAATGACAGACGTATTGTACAGGGTTATGGTTCAGTAGAAGTATTGGATCGCCAAAATGAATTAATTCCGATTGACGAAATAAGGAAGTTCATGAGGACTTATATTAAACGTGGCGCTCCGTTGATGTATAATCACACTAATCAGTCTGTAGGGAAGCTTATTGATTACGAAATAGTAGAGAAGAATAATAAACCTGCTATTTTAATCAAAGCCGAAGTATACGACGATTATCCAGAAGACGATGATATTTGGGACAAAGTTAATTCTAACATTATTACTGGGTTTTCTATAGGGGGCGGCCGTCCGGAACGTAAAGTTACCAAAGAGGGGGCTGTGTTATACAATACTCCTGTGTGGGAATTTAGTCTAGTTGAGAGACCAGCAAATCAGATGTCTACTATAACGGCACATAGTGTGGCTAAATCTGATAATAGTGAGACATTATTTGTACCATTATCCAAGGCTTGTGATGAACAAATTAAACCTGAAGTTAAAGACAAAAAGATTAATGAGGTGGAAACTATGGTAGTTAAAGAAGAAGCTCCTAAGGAAGAAACTCCTACATTGGAATCTCGTGTTGATGTATTAGAAAAAGCATTAGTAAAAATACAAAAAGCAGATGAAGAAGTTAAGGAAGCTCCAAAGGAAGAAGATAAAAAAGAAGAAGTAGCAAAAGAAGAAGCTCCAAAAAAAGAACCAGCTGCTGAAGAAGATAAAAAAGAAGATATAAAAGACATGCAAAAAGCAATGATTTCAGCTATAGCAGAAGGCTTCGCAAATTTAAAGAAATCCGATAAGAAAGTAGAAGAGCCAAAAGTTGAAAAGAACATTAAGAAAAAAGTTGAATTACCAGTGAAAAAATCAGCTAGTAATGATTTCAACGACTTCTTAGTTAAAGTAGGAGCTAGAGGTGAATAGATATGGCTTACACAAATTTAGACGCATTACCAAGATTCAACACTCTTGAAGATCAATTTAGTTATTATTATGAAGCAGCAGTTAAGAAATCTGATGACCCGATTATTTCAACAACATCAGGTATGATTAACGCTAGATACGGAATGGAATTATTTTCCGCATTATCTCAAGAAGCTAACGCATTCGGAATTTTACCTAAATTCTCATACACTAGAAAAGGTTTCAGAGCTATAACAGCAAACGAAGCAACTAGTGCAGGTGCAGCAGAAAACGCTAACTGGCCTGAAACAGACAAACCAGATGTTACAGAAGTATCTGTAGCTTTGAAAAATGTTAGAACTCCTTACGATATTTCAATGCAAGAAATGATTTACGAAGGTAATGATGACACTGTATCTAACGCTGACTTACACAAATATTACGGTGTTAGACACGCAAGTGTAATCAACGGTCAATTAATGGCTACTAACGGAACTTTAGCTTCAAACAATTTCGAAAGTTTAGACCGTGTTTGTGGTTCATACTCTGAGGTAACTAACTGTACAGATGCAGCAGCTGGTGCATACTCCGCTGGAGACTTAGATATTTACTCACAAGACAGAGACGCAGCTGTAAGTTGGGTTGATGCTTATGTTGATCATAACAGCTCAGTAATGAGAACTTTTAGTTTAGACTTAATCGTAGATGCATTCGGTGAAGTTGAAGTATACGGTGGAAAAACAAATGTTATTATGACAGGTAAAGATACATGCGCTGACATTGAAAAAGAAGCAGATGTATATGTTAGATATAACATGACTGGTGGAGCATTAAAATCTTCATTTGTTAGCTTAGGTGTTAACGGTGTACAAACTATTGAAGGAACTGGAAAAGGAACTAGAACTGCTGAATTATATGGTGTACCTTTATTTAAATCTAAAGACACAGTAGCAGAATCAACAGGTTCAAGTAGAATTTACGGTTTAGACACAGGAATTAATGAATTGGGTGTAACTCCAAAAGTAGGAATTAAAATGGGAATGCCTCCAAAGAGATTCGTAAGTGAAGATGTTTTAGGAAATAATAACTTAGCTGTAAAATACGGTTATGCAACTATTGCTGAATTACAATGTGAAATCTTCAGACATCAATGGAAAATTAGAGATTTAGCTTAATTGCTATTTCTTTTTTTTCTTTTTTTTTATAAAGAGGTGTATAAATGGTATATTATATTAAGAGAAAATTCGCAGAGGGTGACAAAAAGCTTATCTGTGTTTTAGCACCAAGATCAGGTATTAGATATGATTTCTTTGAAGACAAGTCTACAGGTAGTACTTACGGTGTAGATAGAAAGTTTTTTGAAGACAGCCCAATGTTTGAAGTATCTGACAAACCAATGAAAGTATCAAAGAAAGTAGAAAAAACAGTAGACGATATAGAAGAAGAAATAATAGAAGTAAAAACAGTTAAGAAGAGGGTTGCTAAAAAAAAAAAGTAACTGATAAAAGTTTAATGAGTAAAATAAAAAGTTTATTCTAAGAGGTGGATATTATGACAGCAATAACAATTACTTATGCAGAGAAAGCATTAATTAAAGGAAGAAAAGGACCAGGTGTTGGAATTTCTGAAATTAAATATGTATCAGAAGTAATAACATTAGGTTCAACAAGTGAAACATACACAACAGGTGGAAACGCATTTGATTTAAGAACATTCAGTAAAGATGGATCAACAGAACCAACTAAAGTATACTTCCACGACTTTGTTAATAATACATATTTATTCAAATATGATGATGCAAACCACAAATTATTAATTTACGACCTATCAGCAGGTACAGAATTAGCTAACACTACAAACGTTGGTGCAAAAACAGTATTATGTGAAATGGAATTTGAATAGTGATATAAAATGGCTACATACGACTTCAATGTACTTGTAGAGGATCAAAGCGAGAACTTGGTATCTGGGGCAACAGTAACAGTGTATAAAAGTGACAATACCAGTGCAGGTACAGGAACAACAACAGCTTCAGGTGTTCTTGCAGCAGCAATATCTTTAGATACTACTGACAATGTACATTTAATTGAAGTTACTAAGACAGGGTATGAAACTGTATCTCGTTCTTATGAGATCGCGTACGAAGATACTAGTTATTATATCAAATTACCAAGTTACGATACTACATACACAACAGTAGACAAAGTACGCAGATTTATGCAACTAAGTCAGAACGCATATCAGGCTAACACTAGAGTAACTGACTCAACTATAGCTGATAGAATAAACGAAGCAGAAGACTATATGGACAAGTATTGTCGTAGAGCGTGGCGTTCAACTACAGTTACAGAGAAATTTGGTGCATACAGAAGAGAGCGTGACGATGAATTATTTAATCATTGTTTCTTAACATACCCAGATACATACACTTTAGATTCAGTATCATTAGATGAATTGAATGTATGGACTGAAAACGCTTGGGTAGATTACTTATCTACTAAGACTGAAGGCCGTGCAAACGATTTCTACCAAGATAACACTAAGGGAATAGTATATATCAAACCAGATTCATACGGTGAACGTAGAATATCTATAAAATATAGATACGGAAACGTAGATGTACCTAACGATATTGAGAAAGCTTGTATATTATTAGCTACAGTATCAATAGTAGAATTTGACCAAATGAGTAGTAATATCCCTGAAGGGTACCAACCAAGTGTAAGTTTCATGAGTAAGATGGAAAGAATGGACTCAGAAGCTAAAGATATATTAGAGAAATACAAGAATACATACTATGCGAGGTTATAGTAATGCCTAAAATGGTTGTCAACGCTTCTGGTCTTAAAGACTCAGAAGATAAAATATTAAAAGAGATGGCCATACGCATAGAAGCAACAGCTAACCAAATGTTGGCAGATCATGGTACTATTGATACTGGTGAGCTTAGCGGGTCTTCAATGATCAATAAAACAGAAACAGGTTATAGAATTACATGGTCTGCACCACAGGCAGAGTGGATTGAATATGGAACAGATCCACACAGACCACCTTTCCAGCCTTTATATATGTGGGCGCGGCGTAAGTTAGGTTTACCAGACAAAGAAGCTAGGAAACGTGCTTATGCAATGGTTAATAAAATAGAGAGAGTTGGTACTGAATCAAAACCATTTATAATTCCAGCGATCTATAAAGTATTAGACGAATTAAAACGATAATAATATAAATATATCACGTTTATATTAATATATGTGTAAAATAAAAGATTGTAATAATAAAGTATATCAATGTGGGTATTGCTCTAAACATTATTCACAAATATACCGTCATGGAAAGATATCTAGGACTATTTATGATAAAAATGATTATATAATTGAAAATGAAATTATGTATGTGAATCTTTATGATAAAAATGGTTTGTTTAAATTAAAAACTAAACTTGACTTAAAATATAAATATTTGTTAGATAAATATAAGTTAGGTATAAGTTATTTAGGAAAAGATAGAATATCATATGTCTCAGTAAGAAAGGGAAGAAAATTTTCTAAATTATTACATAGATATATAACTAATTGTCCTAACAATATGGAAGTAGATCATATAAATGGTGATCCGTTAGATAATAGGTTATCTAATTTAAGAATAGTAACTCATAGTATTAATCTAAGAAATAGATCATTACCTATAAACAATAAATCTGGCAAAACAGGAGTTAGTTGGTCTTTACGTGATAAACGATGGAGAGCTTATATAAAAATGAATAATAAACAAAAACATTTAGGTTATTATAATAATAAGGAAGATGCTATTTGTGCTCGTATTAATTATGAAAAAAAATATGGATTTATATCAAGATAAAGCGATAGTTTTATAAATGACTTTCTACTTCTATTCTATATTAAGTTAGTAGGTAGGAGTAGATTAATATGGCATTTGAATTCACAGACGCACTGTCTGAAGTTAAGACATTAATATCATCAAATTGGACAAAAGCAAATACTGATTCTATAGAACCTACTTTTGAATACGTTTATGACAAAAAAGTATACACCCATTACGATGGGCAAGATGTTGTCTTTTTCCAAGAAATAGGACAAAACCAAGAATTATCTTCATTGGGTAATACGGCTCGTGATAGATTTTACCGTATTCGTATTGACATTCGTTCTAATTATGAGGGTCGGGCTGACGATGCTGGAAGATCACATTTAGTTAAAATGAAGAAAGAAACTGAGCGGATTATTAATACTAATGCACCTTATGAATTTACCAATGGTCAGGGCATTATTGTTATAACTAACCAAACAGATTTAACTAACGGCATGAAGAAGCTTTGGCGTGTTGTATACGAATTAGAGGTAAGGAAGTATAACGAGGTGTTAGCATGAAATTAAAAAACGCAACAGGTACATTAAATAAATATGCTATAATTACTATCAAAGGTAACCAATACTATAGTATTGATGGCATAGTAGAATTAGATGATAGTGAGGATATTGATTTCTTAATAGAAAGAGGATATTTCCCTATTGAAGCAGTTAAAAAGAAAAAGGCGAATAAAGGTGATAAATAATGGCTTATGATACAGGTTATAGTAGTTTTTTTAAGGTATCTGATGAGGTAACATTCGGTACAGCAGTTGCACCAACAGATGATTTGTTAATATTAGATGCTACTGGAAATATAAAAGAAACACAAAACATAACAGAAGAATATAAGACAGGTTCAAGAGTAACACAGTGCGTTAAATACGGAAACTATGCAGTTGATGGATCTCTTACAGGTAAATTACAAGGTGGAAGATTAATATCTTATGCATTAGGTACAGAAGCAGGAACTGTAGCTACAGGATTATATACACACACAATAACACAAGCAGACACTACATCTTTACCTAGTTTTACATTGGATAAGGCACATATAAAAACAGACACTGCACAAAGAGCAGCTGGATGTAAAATCAATGACTTTTCATTAAATTTAGATGTTGATGGAATGCTTACAAGCACATTCAATTGGTTAGGTGCTTCAGTAACAAATATTGAAACAACAGTAGGTACTAGAGGAGCTAGTACAACTTGCCCATTTAGTGCATACCAAGGTGTTATAGCATGGAATAGTAATACTATAGAATGTTCAGCATTTGACTTTAATTATTCAAATAACTTAAGTGGTGATGAGTATAATTTAGGTGACAGAAGAAGACAAACAATTACTGAAGGTGCAGCTAACGTTAATGGTACATTCACATTATTATTTGAAGACTTTACAGTATACGATGACTTCCAAAGTACATGGAGTGCAGGAACTGAAACAGGAACTTCAAGAGCATTAACATTTACAGCAAATAATGGAGCATCTGGTACTGATGAAAGAGAATTGGCAATTACAATGGCAGATACAACTTTATCTGAAGTAGACAGTCCAGTAGAATTATCAGAAGGTAGAATGGTACAAACATTTAGTTATATCCCTAAAACATTAACTAATATAGTTTTCAAGGACGATGTAGCAGTAGAATATATTGACGGTAGTGCTATTGTTTAATAGCATTATTTTCTTTCCTTTATACAGTAGGTAGGTGATGAGAGTGGAAAGAGTAATAGAATTTAACAAAGAACAAATAGAATTAGGTAAAATAAGCTTCAGTAAGAGATTAAATTTCTTTGACAAGCTTGACAAAATAGGTAAGAACAAAGATTTATCAGATATAGATAGAATAAGATTAATATACAAAGAAAACTTCAAGATAATAGAGAAATTATCAGAAGGAAAGATTAAAGCAGAGCAATTAGAAGAAGAAGACGCAGTAGAAGTTGACAATATCATAATTAAATTACATAATATATTGGGCGGTGGTCTATCAAAAAAAAATTAGAGACGTTCTTTAACGTTAGTGATGATACTCGTAAAGTTCTAGTTAAAGAGGGATATTTGAGTCCTTTAGAGGTTAGACTACTAGCTTACGAAAGATTAAGTTATATTTATGGGTTCAGTCCTAAGGAAATAGACGAATCAGATTTTTCTATGATGGAAGGCTATTTAGCTATAAGTGGATTAAGAAATTCAACAGGTAAAAAAGAGAGAAGTGAATTAGATGGCAGGAATTGATGTAAACTTAAATATGAAAGGCGGAACAGCAGGTGCTACTACTAGTACAAATAAGGTAGAAAAACAAGCTGAGAAACAAACATCCTTACTATCAAGCACATTAGGCAAATTAGCTGTAATAGCAGGTTCTACAGCAATATTAGCTAAATCTTCTCCTGCATTTGCTGGAACACTTAAAATACTTGAAAAAACATTCATGTTAGTATTAAAACCATTGGGAGACTTTGTTAGTAGAATACTTAGACCTCTAGCATTAATGTTACTTAAATGGGTAGCTAATGCAAACAAAACATCTGCTAAAAATATAAGTAAGTCAAAAGAATTAGCAGAATCAGGTAAACAGAAACTATCTGAGGGTAATGTGGGTGGTGCTGTTAGTAATTTTACTAGTGGAATTTTATTATGGTTACTAGGTACAATAGAAAAAATACCGATAATTGGTGCAGTAGCAGCAATTGGTGATGGTATTGGTAAAATTATATCAGGATGGATTAATGATATAGAAAGTCCAACAGTAAAAGCATTAGTTAGAATGTTTACAGGATTATTCTTAGGTCCAATAGGTATGCTATTAGCTCTTTTAACTACAGATTTTAGTGCAATGGTAACTGAGTTCGGAACAAGTATATTAGAAGGATTTAGAACAGCATTAAATTGGATAGTAGATTTAGCTGACACAATACTTAATGATTGGTTAGGATACGAAATAGATTTTGATAAAGTAAAGGATACTATTAATTTATTCTTTGATAGTATAATAGAATGGTGGGAAGAATTTAGTTTCTTAAAATGGCTTAAAGAAATATTGGATGGATTAAAAACAGCGGTAGAAGACTTTTGGAAAAGTGCAGTAGATTGGTGGAATAACTGGAAACCTAAACAAATATTTGATATATTAAAAAATGCAGTAAATAATTGGATACGTGATTCAATATCACATCTATTGGGTGGTGGAAGTTCCTCAGAATCAGGTGCTGGGGCTAGAAGCGTAGAAGATGCAATAATATCACCTAATGGTAGTATTATCACTACAGATCCAAAAGATTATTTAATAGCTACAAAGAATCCACAAGAATTAGTAGGTGGATCAGGAACAACTGTACAAACAATGAATATTAATGTAAGTGTACAGGAAATTAATAGTGATATGCAAGTATCAAGATTAGCTGACAAGTTAATGGAAGAAGTAAATAGAAGATTATCATATAAAACATCAGGTGGTATATAATGGGATCTTATACATTTAAAATTAATACAGTAACACAAGACTTAGGAACTGTTAAGTTATTACCTGGAAAGAGAATAACTAATAGCATAACAATACCTGGGTTCGGTGATGGTCAAGCGCCAGAGGTTATAGTATGGGGTAATTCATACAAACAATATTCATTTAACGGAAGATTTTGTGGTACAGAGTCTGAAATTAATACATTTATTAATAATATATCCAATGCTGAATCTAATAAAACACAATGTACATTACAAACAAGATTTAATTCTACACCTGTTAATTGTACAGTAGAAGGATTTGATGATATTGACAATGGTGGAGCTCCAGGATATGTTGATTACATATTAACTGTTAATGAAGGAAACTCTATAGTGTGATTATATGGCTGTAACTAAACTAACTAAAGTAGAAATACAATTCACTACAGGCGTGTGGACTGATATAACGACTGATTATAGACCTTCGTGGGTATATAAAGGTGAACTTAATAACACACCAGACATAGCAACAGTTAGAGTAGTTAATACAATTAGAGATACTTACACATTAAAACAATGGTTACCTATAAGAATTTATGAAGGTTGGACTACATCTACAGATAGATTAGTATTCAAAGGGGTAATTACCAGAATAACAGATCAAAAACCATATATTACAATAGATTGTGCTGATGAGATATATAAATTACTTAAGGCAAAGCGTGTTAGTGTTTATAATAAAAATACAGATCCACAGGCTGGAGTATTAAGTGCAATAGCAGAAGATTTAATGGATGAAGTAATAACTACTGATGTGGAAAATTCAGGCACATTACTTACAGTTGACCAGTTTATAATATCTAATAAAACAAATGTATTAGAGAGAGTGAGTACATTAGCTAGTGCATTAGACTGGATTATACTATACGATCCAGAAGATGACAAAGCATATTTTGTATCTAGGGGATATTGGACTAATTTAAATGTATTAACAATAGAAACAGATACTACTCCTGTAAAATGGGATGAAGATGCAACTAGATTGTATAATGATCTAACATTTATAGGTGGTACAACTTCAGCCGAAGGTGTAGAAGAAACATTTAATGGTGATGGCGCAGAAACTACATTTACTACAGATAAAACACCGTCAGACACTGTAATAGTATCAGTAGGTGGAACTAAACAAACTAGAGGAACACCTGATGTAACTCCAGAATCAGATTATGATTATTCAATTAATAAAGCTAATAAACAAATTATATTTAATGCAACAAGCATACCAGCAGTTGGTGTTGGTAATGTAAGCATAACTATTTCTTCACAGATACCTCCTATAATACATTTAGAGAACGCATCAAGTATTGCAGACTATAATATAGGAACAGATTCAGACGGTAACTTGGTTGGAATAAAAGAAGTAATAGTTAAGGAAGACATATCTTCAAATGATGATGCTTTAGTATATGCACAAAATTTATTAGCTGTGGCTTCAGTTCCATTTTTAAGTACTACAGCACAATTAACTGCAACTTCTGACAAGTATAATAATTATAAATTAGGTGAATTAATACCTGTTACCGATTCTTCTTATGGTATAACTGAAAGAGATTTTTTAATTACTGAAATAGAAAGACAATATCCAGGTACTGGTGCTAAATTAACATTAGGTGATAAGGCTTACAGATTAGGACAAATAGAAACTAATTTACAAGATAGAATTAGTAGATTAGAAAACCAATTATCAGGCGACTATGATATACTTGCTGACTTTAGAAGTGCAACAGCTGAGATGACATTGTTTGCTAAACACATTACAGTAACTAAATATACTATAGTTCCAGATGTATTCCGTTGGGATCATCCAGATTATGGTAATTGGGATGAGAACGATTGGGCCGCTGATTCAGGTGACGAAGGAACACCTACAGTTATTGACGATGAGGATTATGAGTGATTATTATGGTTAGTGCAAGAATTACAACACAAGGAAAAAATATAGCAATGGATAGATTATATAACGGTGGAACATATAGTCAAATATTATATTACCAATTAGGAATGTGCGCTAAGTTACCAGCAATAACAGATACCAAAGTTTATAGTCCAGTTCCAGTAGATGATTCTAATGCTGTAATAATAGACTCCTGCGACGCAACAACAGGTTGGGCAGCGAGTGGTGATGGAACAAGTGTTGTATTAGATACTACAGCAGGTAATAGATTAGAAGGAACAGGTGCTTTAGATTTAAGAGCTACACATTCAACTGGTACTGCAACTTATACTAAAACAGTATCAAGCTTTGATGGTTCTACAGATTATTTCTTTTTAGCATTTTATATTCAAGACTTAGCACAAATAACAGCAGGAGCATCAGCTATAACAATAGATTTAGGAACTGGTGGATTTACAAATTATAATACTTATAATTTTAATAAAGATCAATTACAGATAGGATGGAATGCTATAGTGTGTAATGTAGATAGTCCAGACGCTACAGCAGGAACTGGAGCAGTAGAGTCTACAATTGATAGGGTTAGAGTAAATATTACAATAGCAAGTAGTTTAGCAACAGATGATATGATTATGGATTGGATACATACTTATCCAATATCAGATACTTATGTTAGTTGGGATTCAGGTTATCCTACATTTAACGAAACTAACAAAACTGGAACGGTAAGATTTAGTATAACTACAACGGACTCAGATACTTATATTATTAGAGAGTCGGGGTTATGGGATAGTACAAAGGTTTATCTATACAGACGCGATACATTCACTAGCATAAGTAAAGATACAAATATAACAGTAACATGGGATTTAACAGATAAAATTAATTAGGTGATATGATGGCTTTTACAAAATTTTCAAGTGGAACACCAGCAAAGAGCAGCGAGGTTAATGCAAACTATGGTGAAGTAATGAAACTGGCGTGTGATAATGCATTGCTCAATACAACTACTATAGATGTTGAGGGGATTATTGATTCTCCTTTTGAGATAGTAGACTTGTTCACTGATGTTAACGGCAGCAATAACACTGTTGACACTGGTGTTACAACTGCAGACTATTGGATAGAAGATAATTATTATAGATGTGATGGAAGTTCTTCAGAGGTTACAGAACCAAGTTTTGAGACTGTTGCTACTTGGACATATTCTGAAGTAGGTGGTGCGAGAGTAGCAGGATCTGTTAATGGAACATGGTCTACTAAGGGAAGTAATTCATACAGAATTGTATTCAGTAATGGTGAGGATGGTGACTATGGACAATTACTGCAATCTGTAGATTTTACAAATATAGATACTTTACATATAGATTATAATATAGGTAGCGCAGGAGTTACTGAAAGAGCATTGTTTAAAGTTATAGTAGATGCAGCAGAGGAGTTTTCAAAATCAGGTGGTGTTTCAGGTGATATCGGAACTGCTGATGTTGATGTATCAGCATATACTGGATCACATAATTTAATATTAAGAATGATATCATCTAATGATGGCGTTGGTTCGCTTGGTGCAACATGTTATTTTGATAATATAGTTACAGAATATTCAGACTCTATGATACAATCAGTTAATAGAACAGTTACCACAGGGAAGAATTATGCTTATGTTAGACCTAGATTACAAGAAACCCTACCTAGTGGTACAGCACTAATGGCAGAGATTAGTCTTAATGCTGGTACTGCATGGTCAGCAGAACAGGATATTAATGAAGTATTTGATATATCTGGATTAACAGACACTGGAGACTTAAGAGTTAGAATGCAAATGGATACTGATAGTGGTAATACACTAACTCCAAAAATATTAGGTTGGTCAGTAGTATTGTTTGATTAGGTGATTGAATGGATTTATTAATAAAGTTACAAGAGTGGCTTTGTCCTAAGTGTAAATATAAAGAATATGAAGATATTATATTATATAAAAATTCAGAGATAGATCGTAAAGACAACGCGCTTAAAAGAGATAGTGTGTTAATAGCTGATCTTAGAAGTTTAATAAGAGAGCAAAAGGACGATATACTTGTTAGAAATCTTATAATAAATAAATTAGAAGATATGCAAATGCCGCAAGAAGAACTAGAAGGATACCTTAATAATAAACACCCTAAAATAGAGAAATTATATCTAAGACACGAAACAGACCAAGACTACAAAATAGATGTAAGAAATTATATCATGCCTTACGATTCACAAATACCTACAGTAGAAGGAAACACATTTGATGAGATAGCTTATAATTCACTATTATGGGTAATAAAAAATATTAAATATAGAACAGATAAAAAAGAGTTCGGAGAAACAGAATACTGGGCATATTCGTATCAAACGATTAAACACGGAAAAGACGACTGTGATGGTGGAAGTATCCTAATGTATAACATAATGTTAAAGAGTGGAATACCATACTATAAAATGCGTATTAATTGCGGTATGGTTAGAGGAGGAGGCCACGCGTACTTGTCCTACTGTCGTGACACTGATAAACAGTGGGTTGTATTAGATTGGTGCTATGCTCCTAATAAAATTAAAATTAAAGATAGACTAACACATAAAGAAGAACGTAATTATATAGATAAAAATAAAAACTATAATATTTGGTTTTCATTTAATCAAAAATACATATTTGGTAGGATTGAAAACAAAGAAGAATTAGATAACATATTTATAGTTTAAGGCGAAGCTTTATAAACTCTTAAAACTTCTATCTGTTAGTATATGATTTTTTTAATCATGACCGACTCGGAGGCGCGTTACAGTTCTCCGCGGTATAGAAGTTAGGAAAAAGAGGTGTAGCAAATGGCTATAGACTATAATGATGCAAGAACAAATAAAAAATTTAAATATGGTGGCAATGGTGTCGCTGTTAATAGCAAACAAGTTGGAGTTATGGCAGCAGGTTATAATTCTACAGATGGAAAAGCTTATTATTTACCAATTAAAGACGGATTATTACAAACATCTAATTCAGGAGACCTTAATGTTGATTCTACTTCAGTATCTACTGAAGGATTAACAGGTAAAGTTTCGGGAGCAGATTTTACAACTGCATATTTAGCAGGAACTACTATTACAGTGGCTAGTTTACCATCATATCACGCTACATTTTTAGGTGATGATATTGTTACTATTGTTCAAATAGATAATACAGGTGCAGTGGTACAAACTTACAGTAGGGACGACGCAGTAATGACTGTGGCAGCTAATGTAATTACAGTAACAGGCGCAGTATTTGCAGCTACAGATACATTTGTAATTTATACTAATATTAATAGAATGACATCAGAGGAAACACCAACTACTTTAACTGACGCAACTAAATCAGTAACTACAGCAGGAACAGCTGAAGCATTAGGTGCAAGTACAGGTATATCAAGTGTTTCAATTAAAGCAAATGCCGCAAATACAGGAAATATTTATGTAGGTGGTAGTGGAACAAGTTCAGCTACAGGTAAAACTTTAGCAGCAAACGATTCATGTGATATAACTATTGCAAATTTGGCAACGGTGTTTATTGATTCAGACGTTGATGGAGAAGGAGTAGGATTTATTTACTTCAGTTAAATAACCTAATCGGTTATACGGTTTAATTCCGGTTATTGATAAATTTATACGATAGGTGATTAAAATGGGAAATGTAAAAACAAACTTATGGCCACCTTTTAAAAGGTCAGGCACAAAAATTACACAAAGAACTGCTGGTGATGTATTTGAGTTAACTGGAAGTACGGACGATGGTAGTACAGATTTTATTTTAGGTAAAGATAAAAATGGTGTTGAAACATTTTCTATTGATACTAATGGTGCGGCTGTATTTACGTCAATAAGTGGTGCAACATCAATATTTACAGATACAATTTTCTTAGCTGATGGAACAGCTGCTAGTCCATCTATGGCGTGGACTAATTTTCCAACAACTGGTCTTTATAATAATGGTGGAAACCAAATAGCATTCGCAGCAGATGGTCAATTAGTTGCATATTTTACTTCAGGTGATGCTAGGTTTAAAAAGATAGTAACATTCAATGGAGGAATACCTCTATATATTGAAGGTCAAGAGACCGATACTTCTGACGCTGTTATTGCAAGAATAGGGAACTCAACAGAATTAACTACAACTGGTAGTAGATTACTAGAACTTTATAATAATAATGTATATACAGATGCGTATCTTAAAGCTTATGTAGACTACAAAGGCGGGTTTATTGGATCTAATTTTGACACTCGTAACGATGATGCAACTGGTTCGGAATGTTTAAATGAGACAGATTTCGCTACTTCTACTGATTGGACTGAAGCGGGTGATTTTACTATTGCTTCTGGTTATGCTGAATATAATTGGACTACTGGTGCAGATTCAACAATTACTCAAGCTACAGGTGATTTGGCAATAGCATTAAAAGCAAGTAAATGGTATGTGTTTGAATATGATATTACTTATACAAATTCACAAGTTAATAACATAAAAGCAACATTACCTGCATCTGTATCTACTGAAGTTAAAACATTAACTGTTAATACAATAGGAACAGGTCGTAAGGTTTATTTTAAAACATTACATATACCTGGTGATTTTGTAATTAAGGTTGAAGACTTAGGCGTAACTGTTGATGCTGTATTTAGAATGGATAATGTAAGTGTTAAAGAAGCATTGGGCGGAGATATGAATGCTGCTAATGTAATTGTGAGAGATGAATTAAATGCTGTAACTATAACAGATGGTTCATTAATTATATCTGATGGCAAAATAGTATCGTCTACTACTGTATCCGATGGAGAGAAAGCGGTTGAGTTTGCAATAACTTCTAATGGATTGGGTGCTGATGAGATAGCATACGGTGATTATAAAACTATTATTACTGATGCTAGTGATGACGCGTCCTCATTAATATTCGGGGATTATTATAACTTAGATAAAACAGCTGGTGGTAGTGCATTCAATGTAGGTGTTGTATTTACTGGTGATGACTGGGATCAATGTGTAACCTCTCTTAACCAACAGCTAACTATAAGTAGTATAACCACAGTTTCAGGAAACGGGGACGACATAAAAATGGAGACTGCCGATGCTGATACTTCGGGATCTGGTGGTAATTTTTATATTAGTCTAGGTGACGCTGCAACAAGTGGAACTGGTGGAAGTTTGTATATTAAACCAGGAACTGGCATATCATTAGGTGATGGAAACATTGTTGCTTGTTGGGATACAACAGGAAGTTCAGCAATAGGTAATTTATTTGTGGGTACTAATACTCCTGGCGATTCAAGATTTATCAGTTCTGCAAGTACTAATGACGGAACAACTTACGCAGGGTTATTCCAAGATTCAGATTTCGCTAATGTAGTAACGATTAATAGTAATGGTGATGTAGTTATATCTGGTGACTTAACTGTTAATGGAACTACTACTACTATTGATACTACAACTTTATTAGTAGAAGATAAAAACATAGAAATTGGTGTAGTTGGAACACCTAGTGATACAACCGCCGATGGTGGTGGAATTACACTAAAAGGTGCAACAGATAAAACAATAATATGGGATAACACTAATGATAATTGGACTTCTAATCAACATTGGAATCTAGAAACAGGATTAGATTATAAGATTAATAATGTAAGTGTTCTTAATGCAACTACCTTAGGAAGCTCAGTAGTTAATTCAAGCTTAACAAGTGTGGGCACATTAGGAAGCTTGGCTGTAACCAATGGTATAACAGCGAAGAACTTAACTCTTACAAGTACGTTAACTAGCGAAGATTACTTACTTAGTAATACAGGAACATCTTCTGGACTAGGTGCTGACGAGATGGCTTATATTAATAAGTATAAAATAGTAACAGCAGCTGGTGATGATGATTCTTCAATGATGTTCGGTAGTTATTACGAATTAGACCAAACAGCTGGTGGTAGTGCAGTTAATGTAGGTATTGTATTTACTGGCGATACTTGGGATAATTCTATTGTAGCTTTAGATCAAGATTTAAATATAGCAACAGTAACAATGTCTTCTGGTAACGCTAATGCTATTGTATTAGAAGCAGCAGATGCAGATGATACAGGCAACGGTGGAAATGTAAATATTAAACTAGGTGCTGCTGATACTCAAGGAGACGGTGGAAACTTATACATTGAAACAAATGCAGGTGCTGGAACAGGTGTATCTAGTAGTGTTATATCTAATTGGAATTTAGGTGATAGTGCTGCTTATGGTAGTTTCTATATAGGTAAGAATGGTGGTGACGGAACAAGCAGATTATTCGTTGCTGGAACTACTAACGATGGAACTACTGATATAATTAATTTAATGGATAGTGATTATAGCTCAGTTCACACAGTAGACACTAATGGTCGTGGATATTTCGCAAGTCAAGTTAAAATTGGCGGAGATTCAACTTTCGGTAATGAATTATTTCATATAGCTTCTGAAACAGATGCAGATATGATTTTGGAACATGTCAAAGATGACGGTAACCCTTTATTTATATTTGATAGAGCAAAAGGAGATTTAACAACTAAAGCAATAGTAGGTGATGGCACTATTATTGGCTCTGTTGTAGCGCATGGATATGATGGCGTTGCTTATAGAGATGCAGCCAATATTAGATTTGAGGTAGATGGTACACCAGCTGCTGATGATATGCCTGGAAAAATAATGCTTTCAACTTCACCAGCAGGAGCAACACTACCAGTAGCTAGGCAAACAATATATCAAGATGGAACTATGGAGTTTAATTCTGTTAAAGATAAAACATTTTCGGTAAGTATTGCCGATGATGGTACTATTGTTTTACCTACAGCCGTGTTTGGAATGTTAGAAGTATTTACAGATGCAGAGTATATGCACGTTTATATAACGGTAGATGGAACAGTAACAAGCGTTTACGCATCTACCAATACAGCTACAACCGATAGTGATACTAATTTATGTGTATACGATGGCGGAACAGGAGCAGTAATTAAGAACAGATTAGGTGCTACAAAAACAATTAAATATAGGTTCTTATATTAGGTGATTAAATGGGACAAAAATATGGTAATAATAATATAAAAGTTTCAGAAGATGGTTCTGCTAATGATTATATAACTATTGATGGTTGGCACGATGCTGGTGTAGACAAAAATATAGTAAACGGATACGAAACATTTGTATCAGTAGAGAAAATATAATAGTAGGGATTAATATGGATATGGAGAAGTTTGTAATGACACAATTTGATAAAGTAGACAAAAAACTAGATACAGTAGTGAAAGGTATAAACGATCTAAAAACAGAAGTGCGAGTAACAAACCAAAAAAATTGTGATGATCACGAAGTTTTTAATGGAAGAATAGAAAAAGTAGAAACTAAAATTAAGATCCCAATTACTTCTAATACCTTCATTTCAAGTTTGTTAGGGCAAACACCCGTACATAAATTAATTAATATAGTATTCATGTTAGTTGTTATTGTAGGTGTATTTTTAGGAATAAAATTTATATAGGTGATTTAAATGGTAGTAAAGAAATTTGATAATAGTATAACTATTAAAAAAGTAGGTAAAGCCATGGCTGCATTATTAGTTGGTGGATTGGCTAGTTACGGATTTAATTTAGATTCACAAATCGCTATGTCTGCAAGTGTATTAATTTTGTTAATAGCTGACAATGTACTTAAACATAAATATAAATTTGATTTAATTGAATATATAAAAAAATTAGTTTCCAGAATAAATTTGTAGGTATTTTTTTACCTATACTTTTTTTTATTATGGAGATTTATATTGTGACTGGTTAAAACTAGTAAACCAATTTGGTTCTTTGACACGCCATCTATAAGTAAAAGCATATTCTATTGTATTTTTATCTATTACTCTGCCTATATCATAGGCCACTAACAGACAACGTTCGAAATTGTCTGCTTGTAACTTTAATGATTCACGAGTTTCGTTAGGGAACATAATATTTACTCCTTTAGTTTTTTACCACATCTAGGGCAAAAATCTATATTACTTGTTATAGATTTTTTATTTCCATTTTTATCTTCATATAGTATTGTATAAAATACAATGTCTTCTGTGACATTAGATCGTATTATTTCTATAGATTCATTCCAACCTTCTTTAGCATCTCGTTTATTTATTTGTTTAATCCTGTCACATTCGTGTATTTCATAATCTTCACTCATATTTACGCATCCATTCTTCCCAATAGTATATTATTTATCCTTAAAATAGATTTTGTTACTTCCATCGCACTATTTAAAGCTTGTACTTTAATTAATAATGGTTCTATTACTTCTGACATATCAGCCGCTGTTCCGTTCATTACATCTATGCCTACATTTGTGTTGTTCTTATTCTGTGATCTTGCCTTTAAGAATGTTTCAAACTGATTAGATCCTGAACTTGTAGCTAATGACATTGGTATAATCTCAATAGCTTCAGCTAATTTCTGTATTATTAATTGTTCAATACCCTCAAATTTTAATGCGTAATCTCTTAGTTTATTAGCTACTGCTAACTCACAAGATCCTGCACCAGTTAGTATTAAATTACTCTTCTTAATTGAATCTACAACTTTAATAGCGTCCTCTATGCTTCGTTCCATTTCTTCTATGAAACTATTATTAGTACCTCTAATAATTATTGTTCGTGCTTTAGTGTTTTTATTAGTTATTTTAGCGTATTCTTCACCGTATTTATTGACAACTTTAAAACTACCTACACCTAATTGAAAAGGGTTTAAATCTTTAATACTATTAACCACACTAGCACCAGTAATTTTAGATATATGTTCTAAGTCTTCCATCTTAACTCTCTTAATACATGATATTCTTTCTTTTGTTAAGTAGTCTTTAACAATATCAGACACCATTCCGTTACATAACACAACGTCAGCACCTATTTTTTTAATACTAGATACTATTTCCCTTGACAATAATTCTTCTTGATCCATATAAGTTGATAATTGGCTAGGGTCTGACATATTTATATCAGGAACTTTAACTACTAACTCTCTATTAATTAATAAAAAGTGCGCTACTGGTTTATCTTTTGACATATCTTTATGTATTAATTCCTTATCAATAACAAATCCTTTTACAGTTTCAATTTCATTAGCGCTTGATCCTTTAATAGTACAAGTAAATGTGGTATCCTTGCTATCAATATTTCTAAGTGCTGCTGCTACATCCTTAAATAATTTAGGTTTACCTGCAATCTTACCTGTTAATGTAGTCTTAACTATATTCTCTATATCTTCATCCTTAACTTTACGAGATAATTCTTTATAATATTTAATTGCTTCATCAATACCGATCTCGTAAGTATCAATAATCTTCTGTGGGTGTTGGTTATATGGTGACTTTCTCAATTCTCCAGCTTTCTTTAGTAAAGCACCTGTCAATACTATTGAACTGGTAGTCCCGTCTCCTACTTCTTCATCCTGTGTTCTAGCAATATCAACTAACATCCTAGAAATAGGATTATCAATATTAAGTTTTTGAATTATAGTAGCACCGTCATTAGTTATTGTTGATTTATCTGAACCTTGGAATAAAATTAGTTTGTCCATACCTTTTGGACCTAGTGTTGTTGCTAACTCATCAGCTGTAGCTTCTACAACCATTGAATTTTGTGTTAAAGCATCAATACCACGAGCTTGTGAATTGATTGGTTTTGCATTATTTTCTGTCATATATACACCCCTTACCTACATACCAAAACATTTATATACGTCTTGGATATAATAGGTAAAAGTAATATATATACTTATCGTTTAATTCCTAGATACTTTTTGATTTTTGTAGAGAAATTATCTTTACATAATTTTAGCTTTGTATTTTCTTTATAAAGCTCACCATATTTTTTATGTAAATCTTGATATTCTTGTAAATTTACTAATTTTACATATGTTGATCCTATATCTATTTCTCTATTAAGATATTTTGTATCTATTCTATAAAACTTAAGCATATCATTCCTTCTTTTTTTTAGGTGTTACTGATTTACTTAATAATTTTTTTGGTACTTGTTTAGGCACTTCCACTAATTCAAATGTTTTCAAGTCTTTACTAAAACTTATATTATATTTTTCAGTGTCAATATCATTCTCACCACATAGTTTAGCAAATAACTCCTGTCTAATGTGATTTAAACCTTTTATAACAAATTGTGACTTAGCTATAATTGAGTTGTGCTCATTAAATAATTGAAATAAATTATTTAATTCAACTTGTTCTGATTGTTTTAATGCGTATATTTTGTTTTCTACCATTATATCACCATTTTTATTTTAAAAATGCGATAGGGTATATTAGTTTTTTGAATAAAACTAGCTCCTACCACAATCACTTCCTATTTTTAACCTTAACAACTTTTGGTGTTTTTGCTGCATAATATATTAAGTAAAATAATGCTCCGATACCTGTAAGAAATAACCATGCTAAAAATGCAAACCAGTTAAATTTCTTTTTAGACATGAACGTGTATATATTAGTTTCTTTTACTATACTATAACCGTCCATAATATATTCGTCTACTTCACTCATTAAATCCTCTCCTCTAACATTTCTTTAACTTCTTTCTCTAAGTAATCACATTCAATAACCCTAGAACCTGTCTTGCTTAGGTGTACTAAAAATAAATCTCTTACCTTAATACCCCATTGTTCTAATAAATACTTATACATTGATAGTTGTAAACAGTATTTGTTATAACTATTATCTACTAAGTGTTTAATTGGTCCTTTTAATTTGTTATTATACTTATCATTAGCTACTATATATTCATTTGTTTTCCAGTCGCCCAAAGAAACAGTTCCATCACTATTATAAATTATAAAGTCAATCTGTCCAGCAACTTTATAACAATCTGAATATACTATAGGTTCTGTGCATAATAATTCACAACTCTCTAATAGTTTTTCAGTAAACATTATTCCATTCATTGCGTGTGGGTACTTTTCTGTTTCATCTCTATTAAGTAACCGACCGTAGTCCATATTTTTTTCTAATAGTTCATGAACTGCAGTGCCGTAACTACACGCCTTATCACGTTTCTCATTCCATCTGTTTTTCAAAGCGTATTCACTAATATTTTCCTTATAAGCACACGCCTTTAGTATTTTACCATCGGGGTCAAACTCATTTGCATACTTTGATATAAGTGTTGTAACTGATATAAACTCCTCAGCGGCAAACCTATACACATGATCGTCCTCTGTGAAGTTAATTTGTTTCTGTTTAAGTTTGATAATATGTTGTATTTCTTTTTTATCCATTATTTATCACTTCCATCTTTCCAAAAGATACTTTTATTTAAATATTGTTGCTGTCGTTTATCATCCCAGCAATCTATTCTACTTAAATTACTTAATCTATCAGCGAATTTTAATATCATCCCACGCTTTGTTTTAAGTCTAGGGAAATAATATCCGTACTGATCTTTGCTACCTTCATGTGTTACTTCCATTACTAAATCAGCAACATCCTTATTGAACTCTTTAACAAGCTCCTCATAGGTGGTGTCTGTGTCTTCTATCGTATCGTGTAAATATCCTGCTGCAATTAAATTATCGTCCCAATCATAAAATAAACTATTTAATGAATTTAATATATTACCAACAATATAACAGTGTTTATTAAAATAACTATCTTCGTTATCTGGATCACTATCATCAACTTGACCACGATGTTTTTTAATAGCAAATACATATGCTTTATCTACTAATTTACTCATCTAACCACTCCTATTGTAATTTCTTTCATAGCGAAAAACACCGTTACATCGGCAGGTATTTCTTTTATATCCAATACTACTCCAGCCCAGAAATCTTTTCCCCACGATGCCTTAAAATAACAGGGAAGGTTATTTTTAACCTGCTTCCAGTTATCTTTGTTTAGCACTATATCTTCTAGTTCTATTCTTCTTGATATTTTAATCATTTTTACCTTCTTCCAACCACTCATACCTAACTGGCATTATTAAATTCCATATTTTCCATTGCAAAATTTTAATAATTGTTTTCTTATTATAGAATTGCCAAACTATTTTTTCGGCATCACCAAATAATAGTCTACCATTAATTTTAGATTCTGGTAAAAATACATATCCTTTATCTTTTAAAAATAAATCTTCTTCTTTATATTTAGTCATTCAACCACCTTTAAATCTCTTTTATTATTTGGTTGTTTACCCATTCTGATAATGATATTTGGTTCTTAGCGCAGAACTTTTGTAGTTTCTTTTTGTTTGCTGATTCTAAACTTACTAATGTCGGTACTCTTTTTATATATCTTCTTACGTTCATTTATTCACCCACATAGGATATGTTAATTTAATAACACCTATAAAAAAAACTATTAAAAACCAAAGACTATAGTTCATTGATAAGTATACCCCTAATATTGTTATTAATACTCCTACTGCTGTATAAAATAAGTTTTCTTCATTATTCATTAATAATCCCCTTCCTTTACGAACTTGAATAAGTCCACTGCTAACTTTTTTGTTCTTGGTAGTACAAAATTTGTGTCGTACTCTGGTGTGCATTTTATCTCGTTTGCAATTATGTGCGGTACAACCTTAAGTATAGCTAACATTTTTATTTGATCTTCTTTACTGTGTTCTATTACAGGGCCTTCTGTTGTTTTTGGTAAAGTATCTAAATCTTTCATTGAATTATTTGCAGAAGCTTCATATTGCATTTTAGATACTTTCATTGTTTCTGTTTCCTTTATTTCTTCGTGTGCTGTTACTGATTTCTTTGGCACTGCTGTTACTTCTATGTATGTTAGTATGTCGTTCTTTGATGATTCGCTTTTGATACTGGTAAAGTCCACACGTGTGCCCTTGTCCATTTTCTTAACTCTTTCTTCAAACAAATCGTCGCCAACGTTAAGCCACGCGTCGTCAATTAATACTGATTTGTTTTTTATACTTACTGCCCTTAATGTTCCTAACATTACTCATCACCTGACCCTAGTTCCTCTTTAGATAATTTTATTTCATCTTCTTTAACATTATATTTCATAAATAATCCACCTAAGCTAATTAAGTTATATGTGATATTATTATCAATAGTAATAATTGCAGATATATAATATTTATTTTTTCTAAACCAACTATATCTATCAGGTATATATTCAACTATATCATCTATTCTAACAAAGTCAGGCGCTTGTAAGAGTTTATCTGGTGGTGTAATCAATGAAAACTCAATAGGCTCAACTGTTTTAAATGCTTTTATACCATCAGCAGCTATTTCTACTTCTCCAGTAGGCTTAAATGATCCGCCTATAGATAAACTCTTTGATGATAATATATAAATTAATACTTGCCTAGCTTCTTGTGATAAACCTTCTACTGGAAGTTTATTACACTGTTTAGATTTTTGAAGAGAATCTAAACTTTCCAACTTCTCAACTCTTGCTCTTAGTTTGCATACATCAGAATCGTCTAAGACATCTTCTATATCTGACTTCATATCATCTATGTCATCATCTGTATCATCTAATAATACTTCTAGTTTCTTCATCTTTTGTGACAAATCTTTTATTAAAAGTTTGTCGCTCTGTTTAGATTCTTGCAGAGAATTTAAACTTACTTCTAACTCTTTGATTGATCTGAAAGCTATATCCAATGTTTCCATACCTAATTTATTATTTATTCTAATTCTTTTCTTATCTACTTTGATCTTATCTAACCATTTACCCATAATATCACAACCTATCCTCATTTTCCATTATTCCTTTTTCTATTGTTATTCTATATCTGTTTTTAAACTTGTATTTCTTTCTTAATTTCTTCTTTTCCATTAATGCTAAGTTTCTTGACCATACTAATTGCGGGAGGCTTGTTTTGCCATCCTTTTCTGCAAATACATAGTAGTTAGGCATAAAATTCCATTTCCATCCTGTAAATGTAATAGTGTGTATTTGTTTTTGAACAAACAAAGTCCACAAATCACTCCATATACATTTTAAGGAATATAGTATTACCGTGTTTTATTAGGTGTGTAGTATATCCTCTGTCTTCGTACTCTTTAATTAACTCTTCTTGTTTCCATCTTCCCATTCTAGTTATATCAATTTTCATTCAATCTCACCTATTTCCTTTCCACATCTAGGACATAATATAAAGTGCCCGTCTGTGATTACGTCGTCCTTTGTGAATTGTCCACAATCACTACAATAATAGTCTAACATCATCTGTCATCGCCCCATACTGCTTCTGATACTTTATAAGATAACTCGCCATAATACTCTTTGAACTTTTCAACTGTTGAGCAATCACTACATACATAGTTCTCATCACTGAAGTCTAACCTTTCAATTTTACCACAAATAACACATTTAATTTCTTCCATTGCAACCAATTCCCAATTTTATACTAAAATTACTCCTGTATAATAAACATTATTCTAATGTTAATTACCTATCTAATAATACAGTATTTGTATTATATTATATAAATATAATATAACGTGAAAGTATATAAGGGGATATGCCGCTACATATTGTGTTGAGAATTAGTAGACCACAACATATTGTGGTTTAAGGAGGAGAAAGTGGGGAAAATAGTAATGAGTAGGAGGGTAATCCTTATAGCAAAACCGTCCCCACATATCTCAGAGTTTTATGTAACTATAGTATGTTATTAAAGTATTTAAATGTTGCTCCTACATTTTCCTATAACATCTAGGTTTGTACTCATAAATGTTACCTGATACTATTAACTTATTAAGGAAAAAATCTATATCTTCCCCGAACATTTCTTTTATCCTGTCGTATTCTAAATCACTATAGTCGTCAAACGCTTTAGATACTAGGTCTAATGTTGTTTTAGCCTCTGTATTCATGCCGCTCTGCAACAAACTTAGGTCTGTTTTAGTATTACGGATCTTAATTCCAGCGGACTCGTAGGAGTCTATTATTAACTCTTTAGCAAATAGTAAATCTTCTATATTAATCTCGTTGCTGAACCTTAACTTAGCACTAGCCTCGGATAATCTCTGTATTGTATTAGCTACCCTTAAATTGAAACCTTTTAAACTCTCAGAACCTTCCTTTATGTTCTTGAATAGATTAAACGCCTCACGCTTATAATCGTTAACTAATTCCTTTGGTACTACTGGGTTAAACTTCTTAGCGTGACTAATATACTTCCTAATGAAATCAACGTCTAAGTCTACACTGTCATCTATATTATTATTATAACTAAATATAGAGTCGTAAATATCTTCCATGTTGTCGTTAATTACTGTATTGTCAATTAAGAAGACTAAGTCAAACCTAGATAATAGAGACGGACTGAACGGAAGCTCCTGTATTCCTTTATGGTTAAATACGTTATTACGAGGATTAGCTGATGCTATAATACTGGTCTCAGTTTTTAGTACTTGGTGTTGGTTGAATTTATGTATGTTAATCTTACCGTCTTCCATAGCTGTGTGTAATGAAGCTTTATCGTCATCGCGCATCTTGTCAAACTCGTCAATTAATACTATACCTTTATTACCTAGTACTAATGCTCCAGGTGTTAAAACAACTTCCTTACTACCCATAAACTCCATTTGCTGAACGGATGCGGTTAATCCTACTCTAGTAGTATCACCACCATTAGCTGTCTGAACTCTAGGAACTATATTTCTTACACTGTTCATTAGTTCGGATTTGGCTGTACCTGGGTTTCCTACCATCATTAAATGTATCTCACCACGCTTTCTATTATTAATGTGTGTTTCACGTGTAACGCCGCCAACTAATTGTAATAGTATAGCTTTTTTAATATTGTCCATACCCTTTACCTTAGGGACAATATACTTAATTAACTCATTTACATGGTTATTACTTAGAGCTAATGATTTTAGTTTATCTATATCATTAGGTTCTATTGTGGTATTTTCTAAGCTGTCCTTGTCAGGTTGTATGTCTACTACCTCTAAATACCAATCCATTGTAGTGCTTTTATTCTCGTGGTCTTTTAATCGTAAGTACCCTATAAATATATTACTTAACCCTTCCTCAAACCTATTAACTAAGTTTTCAGGGATAAAACATTCTAACTGTATGGGCTTAGATGCCATTTCGCTATCCTCGTAAGGCTCTTGTATTAGCAATCTTTGAGTTATTTGCGTGTCGCAGTGTTCTTTCTTTAATTTAAAGTATTTAGTATTATTACATTCAGCTTCAGGACATTCATATGGCTTCTCTATGTTTAAGCCGTCAATATCAATCATGAAAGTAGTCTTACACTTACCGCACTCGTACGCTGCTTTCTTAAGTGTAGGCTTAGGGAAGGTGTGCTGTATCACCATTCCCCTTGCTTGTATTAGTTTATCTATATGTTTAGTAGTGACCGACCCGAGGTAGACCTTAAGGGGATGGAGATGGTTAGAGGTCGCAACTCGTATATCATCAATTAGTTCCATCCTTTCCTTGTCTAATTCAGATCGGTCTTCTAGTATACTAATAAAACTTGATTTAATTAAACTGTCCAATTCCTGTGTCCCTAGTTTAGCTTCTTTAAAAATAGTGTTTGAATCTTGCAGCTCCTTATAGTCTAGTTTGAATATATTATTATTATCCTTATCTATGATATCATCTATATAATCTAAATTATTATCAATCAAAAAATCTTTTGTATATCGGATTAAAGAATCCATTTCAACCATGCTAACCATAAAGGGCGACCTCCGCAAACTTTTAAATAAAACTTAAAAGTATAATAGTTATAACAAGCTAGTATATATATGTTTTGTTAGCGTTTAATCAGGACACTAAAAAAAGACCCTAAAAAAGACCATATTTTTAGTTTTTATTGCACATACATACTATTTCATACATAGATATATAAAACTAATGATAAATTTAATGGAAACAATAATCTAACAGCAACTGTGTGGAGAACCCTATAGAGTTATTCCTCTATAATATATATACATAATCACGTTATATAATAAAAAAACCTACTGTATACCTTCGGGGCGATACACTGTTAACCCACACCTTACATGAAATGTATAGTATGTGTTTATAATACTTTTGTATGTTTAGGTTATATTAGCAATAAATAGCTAAAAAAGGAGTGATTTTTTGAGTAGAATTTTTCATGTAACAACATTAGGAATATTACCACTTACAAATGGTGATAAAATTAATAAAAGTTGTTTTATATTTTATGATGATCATAAAGATATTATAAATGATATAAGAGTACAGTTATTAATGAAAACCAATAATATAGAACAATGGAATATGATAGATAAAATAATTAATAAATATATTAAGGATGTGATTTAAATGGTTAAAGCGGTAACATTGAAAGATGAAGTGATAACATTATTAAATAGAATTAGAGATGATAGTAGATTTGGTATGTCATACTCACAATCTATACTATTTTTGTTTGGTGAAATAGATAAGCTTGAACAGGAAGCGTTGAAGGATAGAAGGAACTATGTTTTAGCTATAGCTAAACTTGAAAAACATGGAATTAAGTTTTAGGTGATAAGAATGGATGAGGAATATTTTAACAAGGATTCATTAAAGTATTTCACAATGTATTACTTTCTTATTAAGGATACATCTATTAATATAGATAATTTAATA